TTCGTGCTCAGATTTTAGATACCATAAGTATCCTCCAGCTCCATTTTCAGTAGTTACTTCAACCCATCCAATTTGTGCAGTATCAGAACCAGAAATAGAATACTTATCTTTCATAATGATAGGCGAATTGCTAAACTGTTGGAATCCTGCATCTATAGATCCTGTCATTCCATTTGAACCTTTAGCAAATTCAGAACCGTAAACAAATACTTTTACAGCAACCGCAGCTCCAGTTGATAAACCAGCAGCGTCTAGTGTTTGCTCAGCATAAGGAGCAACTGTAAATGTATCTGCAGTTACAGAAAGTACTACAGCTTTTACTGTTACAAGCCCTTCAGCAACCGCAACAGTTTGTCCAGCGCGTACAGCGTGTCCAGCTTCTGTGATTACGTTAGTTCCTGTATTAGCAGCAGCAGCATCATAAGCAATGTGCAGTCTTCCTTGCTCTGACCAAATAATTTGATCTGACGCAGAAGGAATTTCAGCTCCAACCATACGTAAGAAAGAAGATACTGAACGATTTCCGTAACGCTCAACTTCTTTTTCATATACATCTGGTAAGAATTGTTGTGCAAATGTTCCACCACCAGTGGCAGAATCAAAAGTCAGGTAATTTCCTGAAAAAAGTGTTTTAGTAGGTGTAGGCGTTAATCCTGCTGGAAACGACCCACCTGTTTCAAATAATCCCATTTTTAATTATTATTTATTGTTATTGTTTCATTTTAACTCTTAATCTAGAGCTATCATCTCCACTAATTGCACGTATTTTAAATCCAGAACCAGCTGTAACCGCTTCATGACCTTGACGAGGTGCCATATCTACATTTTTAGATTTAGCCATAGACTCTTTAATAGCGTCTGTCTTGCCTTGTTCATAAAAGTGATTTGCGATGCTGTCTGCATTCATAGCAGTAAACAATGCTTTATGATAACCAGCCGCATCAGATAATTCATTGTTATCGTCAACATACTTGCTGACTAATGTATTTATATCTGATTGAGATGATTTAACATTGTCAATGTCTTTTACATTAAACCTATATTTATTACTTCCAACTTTATATTCAAAACCTTTGAATTCATCAGAAAATAATTTATTAGTTTGTTGCTCAAAAACATTTCTTTGCTGTTCACGCACTTTTTGTGTTGATTCCTGCTCAACTTTATAATCGTTGTAAAACTGAACCGCCTCTTTTTGTTCTGAAGTTAACTTTGAACTTAACTTAAGGTCATCGTAATATTGATTTTTCAGATTAGAAAGATTTGATTTAGCTTCAGCAATTGATTCTTTAAATAGTAATTTTTTTCTTTTTACATCCCGCTCTTCATCAACTTCTTCATCATATGAAAAATTATCATCAATTAAAAAATTAATTTCATCTATTGATAAATGCGGTTTTGTTTGTTGATAGTAATCACGCAGTAGCTGCATGTCATCCATACTATCATAATCTTTATTAAGACTTACATAGTCTTCAAGTGTACCACCTGTTTCTTCCATAAATTTGACTAGCTTGTCAATATTTTCTGGTAACTCGTTGGTTTCTTGATTATTATTTACACTTTCCTCCTGTTCTTTAAGCTTATTAGGAATATCTTTTATTTTATCCGCTAATGTAAGCTCTTTTTCTTCTACAACTTCTTCTTGTACAAGTTCTAATGCTTGATCTTCTGCTTCACTTTCATTGTTATCGGACCGTATTTCTTGGTCCACTTCCGGGCTATCTTCGGTTCGTTTGCCCACATCCACGCTTGTTGCTTCTTGCTCTTGAACGGCATCTGTTTCTTCTATTTGAGGTTGTTGTCTTAAATCTACTTTAATAGTACCATCATCATCAACGGTAACATTTTTTGGTGTCTCTACTGTTTGAACCTCCTCTTGTGGTTGTTCTTCAGCTTGTTGTTCTACTGTTTCTTGTACAGTCTCTTCTTGGTTTGTTTCTTCTGACATGATAAAATATTATAAAATTAATTAAGGGTATTACTATCTTGGCTCAAAAGCCTCTAAGTTGAATCCGCTACCCATGGTGTCATTACCAGCAGATTCAAATGTTTGTTCGCCTTTTTTATCTTTGCGTTGTTCTATAAGTTGAGATTGTTGTGAAGCTTGTATACGAGTTCTTTCGTCTTTTCTGTCTTCTTTATATTTTTCTTTATTATTAAAAGCTTCACCTTCTTTATCTTTAAGAGCCATATTAAGATCAAACTCATATTTCATAAGCTCTTTCTTAAGTTCTTTTTCTTGTTGCATTTTTTGCATTTCAAAATTATTTTCAATTTGAATTAGCTGAACCTTTTGTCCCGTTATTGCCTCATTCTTTTGAATTTCCATTTGAGCAGCTACTTGCGTATTTTGTGAATTAGCATCTGCTTGTGCTTGAATATTACGCTGTTGCGACTCTTGATCTTGCTGTAGTTTCTTTCTTCTACGTACTTTTAATAATTGATTAGCAAGTTTAATATTTTTAATTTCTCTGATATCAATTGCATCTTCAAGATATATTTGGTCTTTAGCTAGCGCCTGTTGAATATTATTTTCAAGCATTCCCTTCTCTTCTTCATCAGGAGATAATTCTATAAAAATACCAAAGTCATGCAAATGCATATTTTTAATATCTTCTAAAGTTCCTACATTAAATCTTCCAATGCTGGAAATAAAAGAATCCCTTGTTGGTGAAAATTCTAACACATCAGATATACGCAAGCTAATAGCTTCCGCTGTTTTAGCTGTAAGGTATAAACTTGATTGTAATATGTGTCTTGTAGCTGTATTTGAATTTGCCGCCGCAAGTTTTTGTACGCCTACCAAAGCATTTTTATCTGGCATAGAACCATCTCTTGCTTCATTTAATCCTGTTACATCACGAATCATTTGTAAATAATAGTTATAAGTACTTATAAGCGAACTTATTTTATTATTACCACCATTAGATGTTAGTTCTTGAATTGGTACTTTGCCTGGATTCATATCACCATCTTGCGTAAGTGATCTACCAATAACAGAACCTGTTTGAAAAAACATATTCAATGCTTCCTGCGGATTATAATTTGTTCCATTACCTAAATCTATTTCAGCTAAACCATCTGCATCTAAATAAACCCCGTCTGGTATCATTCTCGACAATACCTGTTGTAATTTTAAATGTGTTAACTGAATCATATCAGCAAAACCTGTTATACGTCCCACTAATGATTCAATACGACCTTTATATAACCTAGGGGCTACAACATGGTAATTAAGCATTGCTTTTGTAGTATCGCTTTTAGGGCGAACCATATTTTTAGCAACTCCCCACTTTAACATTTTTTTAGTTCCTAAAACAAATGCTCCATCATAAACAACTTCAATTGATCTTGATTCTTTACTAAATCTAGACCTATCATCTTTAGGCGGATTAAATTGATCGTTTTTGCGAATTGCTTTATCAGCACCAGAAGCTGTTTTCTTTATTTTAAATACTTCATTGTTGTATGTTTTATAATTAAAATATAAAACCTGAATAGTATTAGCATCTAAAACACTATCTTCATTAATAAATTTATTGTGAGATGCGGGTGTTTGCACTCCCTGCTTAGTTAAATTTTCTAAATCTTCTTCAGTTAATTCTGGAAACTGTAACTTTAATTCGTTAATTGTAACGCTTTTAACTTCACCTATATAATATATATCATCAAAATAAGGTGAGTATGTATACGAATAAACAATATCTGCAGGATCAACGTACTTAAGTTTAATACCTTCAGACTTATTAAATTCATTTTTAACACAACCAATTCCTACAACTGTTAAATCATAGTTTACTCTTCTCTGAAGTAAATCATAATTATTAGAATTCATTACAGAATTAATAGCTTGCTCTTGTGCAATCTCAATAGCTTGTTTATATTCAAGTTGCATGTGTAATGACAACTCTTCTTTAGACTCTGGTAAATTACTAGGGTCGTTGCTATACACGTTAACTCCTAACTGTTGCTGTATTTGATCAGATATTTCTTTAGTCTGCATATCATCCATAATAGAATCAACGTAGTCTGTTCTTTGTTTTACAGAAGATGGATCTTGCGAAAAAGCTTTAACATCATACAATCTATCTGACATACCATTTACTACGATATCTACAAACTTAGGTATAATAGGCACTGGCTTCCAATCTAAATTAAGATATGATAAATCGCCATTAATAGACAATTCATCTTTATATTTTTTTACAGACTGTTCACCTCTTGCGTATAGCCTAAGCCTATGATATTCATCTCTATTAGAATAAAAGCGTGTTGCTCCACTATCTCTTTTAAACCATTCATGTTCAATAGCACGGGCAACTTTTAATCCGTATTCTTCACTAGCCTTTTCCTCGTCGCTTGCGATTTGACTTGGAAATGAACTTTTTAATATTGTTTCAGCCATGCTACTTAATTATTTGCGAATGCATTCCTTTATTATTAAATCTTTTTATTTTTATTCCTAACGATTGTTTTTCGTATTTTGGTTTTGGATGATATAAATGCCTATTGCAAGCCATAATAGCGAGCCCAGAACTAATAGTTGCATCATATTTTGTTCTTTTATTTATATCAAATTTTGACCAATCGTTTAATGTTCTATTAAAATATATATTACCACTACCTTCTTCATTATAACCAACATACTTGTCTATGTATGTTTCTATAGCAGCTGCGTGAGCTTGTTTTATATCTTCTGATGTATTAGGTATACCGCCTATTTCTTTTTCTGTTACAGATAATTTGTTCCAAATTTTATCAGGGCGATTCATTGAAAACCCCCTGTAACCTCTTCGTTTTAAATAGTATAACAATCTTGGCTTATTGTTTTCTGCTAATATTGGCATACCGTAGTATACTAAAGCCATAAGCATATCTTCAAAAAATATTTCAGCCGTTTGAGGTCTAGCAACATATTCTAAAAAAAACGTATTGGGCGGAGCATCTTCCATACTAAATTTAGTAAGTCCATGCAGCGAACCCTTAGAACCTACCCCATCGGTAGTTCCTGATATATCGTATGAGTCACATCCAAATGCGCCAATGTGTTCATTACCAGGATATTTCATCCCATTCTTTATTATTACGTTATTTTCTAGGTTTTTAGGAGGTGTCCAGCTAATAAAAAATCTACCGTTATTATTAGGTGTAAATATTACTTTACTATCTTTTATTCCATTTTCCCAAGAAAATGATCCTTTAGTGACAAGACCATCACGAGCAGCACTTTCATTAAAATCAATTTGCTCGTATATTTTACTTAAATTAAATATACTGTTTTTAGCTTCATCTCTAAACGCATGCTCCTCAGTGCGAGGAAATTGACGATAATATTCATTTAACCCATCACTATCATGCTTTAGCCCTTCAACTTCATTTTCCCAAAACTCTATGACTCCAGTATCGATGTACTCTTCATCATTCCCAATGACGGGTTCTTTTGGAGTATCAAAGACAGGGTATCCATTAGTATCAATGTATCCCTCGTAGTTCCATTCCATAGGTATGAACAAACTATATAATCCCGAGCTAGTCTGTCCATTTCTATTTCTTCTTGTAACATCTGAATCATTATAAAGCTTTTTAAAATTACCTCCTCCTTTTTCTAATGCATTAGATGTTGATCCCATCATACATTTCCCAATAATCTTACTACCTAATCTTAATGTTGTTTTTGTTACCCTCCAGTTGTTTAATATATTGTCAGGTTTCTCCCATTTACCTGATTCGTCATGTACTAATAACTTAAGCTTCTCACCATCATAACTGTTATCCCCAGTATTTTTCCAGTCAATTGTCGTATCTAGACCTTCTAATATTTGTTTTTCACTGGTTTGGGTGATACTCTTTTTGGTAAGTTTTGAGGCGGGTACCCTGTATGCGAGTTCTGATTTTGGTCTGTCCATTCCGTCTTGTATGGGCTTGAAAAAGAACGGGTAGTTGACTGATATCGGTACAACCTTGTCTGTAAACATCTTCTTTGCATCTGAACCCGTCTTTGATAATATTCCAAACCTTGAATCTGAAGATATGGTTGCCATGTTAACTGTTTCAGAGGAGGACATAAAACTAAAACCTGACCGTCTATTTTTAAGATAGCACATTCCGTAGCATCTTTTATCTGCCTTGCAAGCTTCCCAGAATATGAAGAATAATCTGTTCGCTTCTCTAAAGTCTGGTTGCCCAACGTCAATTTTAGTCCACTGCAAGTACATGTAGTGAGTACCAGTAATATAAGTAGCAACGTTTTTGTTATTGAACCAATGCCCTTCTTCGCGCTTTGTAAATTCTTTATCAATATAATCATACCATTTTGATTTAAATGTTTCAGGATAGCTTTCCCAATCAAATATACTTTTGATATTTTTTAAATCTTTAGGATATTCTTGCGCTACCCATCTATTATTATTGTTATCTATTTGTTTTGGTGCAGGTGGTAATGCTATACACAATCCTTGCAACTCAATAATATCACCTATCTTACCATTCTTGCTTATAACAACAATATCGTGTTCTTTATTGTAACCATACAGCCATTTATTATACCTATTTAATCTTTTGATTACGTTGGGTTTAACTGGAGTTACGGTTTTAACTAATGTTTGTTCGTACATTATTTAGATCTTCTTTCAGCAAACCCACCAAACGCTTCTTTTTTTTCAACAGGCTTATCTTCCATTAAATTCTTTTCAGCCTCTATGCGTGTAAGAATTTCAAAAGCATCGAATATTGCAAGCTTTTTAGTTGCAGCGGCGTTTTTTAATCTATCTGCAGCGAGTTCATCATCCCCACCTTCAACAATTATTTCCTCTTCGGCTACTCGTATAAGTTCGTGCACTGCTTTATAACCAGCTTGTATTATACTCGACTTCAGTTCCTTTGCGTTCATATTTAATTGAAATTGAATTAAGTGGCACTCTATATAATCGTTCGTCTTCTATAACAAACTCATATTCACTATTTGGCGTAAAACCTATCACATCATCATTATCTAAATTAAAGTCTCTTAAATAGTCTCCTACGTGCTTTAAAATGCCTGTTAGTGGCTCTTCTTTATCTTCTGTAAGATCATTTGTGCTTTTAATTGGTTTTACAAAACAAAAACCTGGTGGCGTGTGCCATTTACCACTTCTTTTGTATAAAAATATTTGATCGCTAAAGCAAAAGTATTTATCTTCTTCAAAATAGTTACGACTATTTTTTTCATTACCCCGCACGTCATAATATCTTCTAAATACATTATGATGAATAATTACTTCATCGCCTATTTGTAAATCATATTCGTCTTTAATAATTGGTGTTTCAACTATAACACCTAATCTGTTTACAAACTTATGATCTTCTACTGATGTATTTAATATTAATTCTTGACCTTCAACATTTTTTTTATTATTGTATCTGCCATTGGTAGGTTCAACAATATAAGCATGCGTATGCTTCATTAATATTCTAAATTAAATTCTATTGATACTGCCATATTTTTATTAAACTCTTTCCAAGGTAAAACCTCATCGTTTTTTTTAATATATATTTTATAGCAATCTTTTTCTTCTAGTATTTCCGATATAGTATGACCTCCAAAAACTTCTTGTCCAACACTATAATGCATTGCATCGTTCTTATAGTCACGCCCAATACTAATTTTTCTTATTAGATTCATTTTTATTGTTATTTGATTCTTGCAAAATTGTAGAAATAGCTTGTACTTTGGCTAGTTCTTTAATTGGGAACTCATTTAATATTTGAGTTATTTTATTAATTTGTTCTTGATTTAATTTAATTTCCATTTTATTTATATTTAGTTAATTATATTATTACGCGTTAGTTATTATCTTCAAATCTTGCATTATGCTATTGCTAAATAGATGTAGGTATTTCCATTTGCATTTGTACCGTGATAACTACCATCTAAAGTAAATCCATTTGCATCAAAATTAAGATTTGCAGGAGTATATGTCGTTTCTGCAAAGTTTTGGTCTGCAACTAATCTATTATTTCTTGGATTACTTGGATTTCTTACTGCATCAATCATCCACCAACTACTATTTGTACCTGAAGTAGTGTTTTTAATTAATATCCATCTTGGTTGAAACCCCGTTGTAATACTGTTACCATTTACTCCTGTCCCTGTATAACTCCCTATCTTCTGATTATCAGTTGAATGGAAGCAGTAGGCAATATAATCCTCATTATTAGGAGAGTTTACTGGAGAGGTTGCACCAATCGTAAATGAGTTTTCAGTAGGTTCTGTATTATTCCAATAAGCCGAAGAGGTCGTAGCGGCTGAAGTTTCGTTTAAAGACAAAAATTTAGTTGCTCCAGTAGCTGAATGATATACCGCCCACTTATCCGAGTCATCTCTATTTTTAACTATAATCATTTCAGCAGCAGAGTCGAGTCCAGTTCCTACAGTTGCTCCTGCAGTTCCATTACTGTTATAAGAAACCACACTAAATCCAGCAGCAGGATTCGCACTAACAATACTTGATATACTACCGTCATTATTGATAGTACTATCATTAGATGCTTTCCAAGCCCAAGCAACGTAATCCGTTGAACTGTCATTTACATAAGAACCTGACCCTGCTGAATTTACCGTAAATCCGTCTGTAGATATATTAGTTACAGTATCAGTACTCGTAGTATTTTCAGCACTCGTTGAACTTGAGAATAATCTGCCATATAAGCCATCAGAACCTCTTACAGAATCAACCAAAACGTGGTGATGAGACGCGTCCCTTGACTTCACCCAAACTAAATCTGGTTGAAATCCTAATCCAGTTACATTTTGAGTACTACCATTCCCTGTATAAGTAACTACGTTAAAGCTATTAGCTAACTCTGGTTCTGGTTGTACGTTCTCTTCTGCGAATGCTAAGTAGATAAAAGTATCTCCGCTGTTGTTTCCCGAAGAGGTGTTTAGTGTAAATCCATTAGAATTAAAATCAGCATAATCAGACGCAGTACCCTCCGAAGTACTATCATTCGCCTTTAAGAACTTCTCTATTGGATTTGACGAATCTCTTTTATTGTCTATTATTGTCCAACTTCCAGTATTATTTGTTTTCTTAGTCATAACAAAAGCAGGTCTAAACCCTGTCACAATACTATTCCCATTTGCTCCAGTTCCTGTGTAATAACCTATTCGAGAATATCCCTCCACGCTGTGAAAGGCGTATGCTATATAGTCATTTCCGTTAGCATTTTGCAGGTTGCCGTTTTCAAATAACATAGACACAACGCTATCTGTACCTCCCATCCAAGTACTTTGCGATAAACCAGCAGTAGTGTTTAAGTGTCCAAAAATAGCTCCAGTAGGGGTTAGATTAGAGTTAAACGTCCAATTTGACGAAGCATCTCTATTTTTTACAAGAACAATTTCAGGAGTTTTTGACAAGCCGTGACCATAAGTTGAAGGTATTACTCCATTACCTGTATAAGAAATAATACTAAACCC